CACAGATGCAGATGCCCGTGATCTTCTTACAAAACGGTATCTGGAGTTTAAGCCATGGAAAGTGGTGGCAAGTGAATTAGACTATAGCGTACAGCATATTTACTACCTCCACAATAAAGCACTTGAAAAGTTAAGAGTTCATCAGAGTTCATAAGACTTGATAAGAGCTTTATGGTATGCTATACTGTATCATAGCAAAGAATAAAACGAGAGCCGCCATGGAATCATCCGAGGCGGCTTTTTGTATCCGGAGGTGAACCTTATGCCGTGGAAGGCACTGAAATCATGCAAGCACCCCGGCTGTCCCAATCTGACAGATGGTTTGTACTGTGCAGAGCATCAACCATTGCACCCAGACCGACCGTCTGCCGCTAAGCGTGGATACGGCAGCAAGTGGCAGCGGCTCAGCAAGGCGTACCTGCGGAAGCATCCGCTGTGCGTGAAGTGTATGGCACGGGGACGGTTCACAGCAGCAACTGTGGTCGACCATATCATTCCTCACCGTGGTGATCCGCATCTGATGTGGGATGAAAGCAACTGGCAGGCGTTATGCAAGCCCTGCCACGACCGCAAGACATGGACGGAAGACCGAAATCCCGTCTATCGGTATTGATTGTGTCTGAAATGCTGCCGGTGGGGGGATAAAAATCGCTAATTGTGAATTTTTTACAGACCGGCGTTCCCTCTCATGCACAAAAACCAAGGTTCAAACGGGGGATTAACCCCGAAAATATGCAGACAAGCCGAAACCTACGCAGTTTCGGCTGTTTTTTTCTCAAAAGGCAGGTGAAATCAGATGGCAAAGGACGGCACAAGAAGAGGCGGCAGACGAGTTCGTGCAGGAGATAAGCCGAAAGCTCTCTCCGACAAGATCGCAGAGGGCAAGGATGCAGATATTATGGAATTTCATGCTCCGGAATTGGATGCAGCTGATCTGGACGATGCCGCTGATTTGACCGGTGCGGATATGCCAAGCCCCAGTGCATACTTGTCTGCCCAGCAGAAGAACGGAAAACCGCTGGGAGCAGACATTGTGTACAAAGAAACGTGGCTCTGGCTGAAACAGCGTGGCTGTGAAAAGCACGTCAACAAACGGCTGCTGGAAAGCTACTCGCAGGCATTCGCCCGATTTGTACAGTGTGAAGAAGCCCTCAGTACCTATGGACTGCTGGGAAAGCACCCGACCACGGGCGGTGTTATTGCTTCCCCGTTTGTGCAGATGAGCCAGACATTTCAGAAACAGGCAAATTTGCTCTGGTATGAGATTTTCGATATTGTGAAACAGAACTGTACGACCAAATTTGACGGCACACCGCAGGATGATTTGATGGAACAGCTTCTGAGCAACAGAAAGTGAGAAATACATGAAAGCAGATACCCAGTTCTGGCGAGATTTGAAAGCCAATCGTCAGAAGATGACCAAGCAGCAATACAGGACCATAAAAGGGTGCGGGTTGCCAGTGGCAACCTCTCGCAAAGCGAGAAGCACCGACCGAGGCGACAGCCGAGACCTGGCGGTCAGCGGAAAAGTACTGGACGCCAGAAAAGGTTTACAGAAAGTTTTGAAGCGGAGGAATGGAGTATGACCACAACCAAAGAATTTCAGCTTGTTGATATCAACAAGTTAGTACCCTATGCCAACAACGCCAGAACGCACAACAAGGAACAGATCCTGAAACTTCGCTCTTCCCTTCGTGAGTTTGGATTTGTCAATCCAGTCATTATCGACCGGGAATACAATGTACTCGCTGGACATGGACGCATCATGGCGGCAAAGGAAGAAGGCATTACAGAAGTGCCATGTGTATTTGCCGACCATCTGACGGAAGCACAGAAGAAAGCGTACATTCTTGCTGACAACCGGATGGCATTGGATGCAGGCTGGGACGAAGAACTGCTGTCTGTAGAAATGCAGGAGTTGCAGGAACTCGGCTTCGACCTTTCCATGACCGGATTTGATGAAAAGGAACTGACAGATCTGCTGGGTGCGGATGCAGATGGCGAGGCAAAAGAGGATGACTTCGACCTGTCCGCTGCCTTAGAAAAGGCAGCTTTTGTCCAGCGTGGCGATATTTGGACAGTTGGCAGACACAAGCTGATGTGCGGTGATGCCACATCTGCGGAAGATGTATCTGCTCTCATGGGTGACACCAAGGCAAATCTCATTCTGACCGATCCCCCATATGGAGTTTCGTTTAAGAGTGCCAGCGGACTTACCATACAGAATGACAGCATGAAGAACGAGGAGTTTTATACATTCCTGCTGTCCTCCTTTCAGCGAATGGCGGAGCATCTTGAAAAAGGCGGTTCTGCCTATGTATTCCATGCAGATACCGAAGGGTTGAATTTCAGAAAAGCATTCATTGATGCCGGATTTCATCTTGCAGGCTGCTGCATCTGGGTAAAAGACAGCCTTGTGCTGGGACGCTCGGATTATCAGTGGCAGCACGAACCTGTGCTGTATGGCTTTATGCAGAACGGCAAGCATCACTGGTATTCCGATCGTAAGCAGACGACCATCTGGCATTTCGACAAGCCGAAACGAAATGCAAATCACCCCACCTCCAAGCCGCTGGACTTGCTTGGCTATCCCATCGGCAATTCTACGCAGGAAAATGGCGTGGTAATGGATACCTTTGGCGGCAGTGGCTCTACCCTTATGGCGTGTGAGCATATGAACCGCATCTGCTACACCATGGAATTGGATGAAAAATATGCCTCGGTGATTCTTCGCCGGTATGTGGAAGATACGGGAAATGCCGATGGTGTATATGTTGTGCGGGATAGGAAGCAGATTGCTTATGCGGAATTGGTAAAGGAATTGGAATTGAACTGAATTCAGTCTATTGCCAAAAAGCAGAAGAACGGATCGCATCTGTCTGATTCTCACAAATGACAGTCGAAACATTCTACACATCTCACAGTTGCTATCTGTGGGAAACAGAGTTAATATGTGTCATGGCGAAAGCAAAAGCGCCGAAAGAAAGGAGTTTTTCACATGACCATTACTTATCACAGTCAAAATCGAAAGGAACTGGTGAAAGCCATCAGTGAGATTATCGGCATTCCGGCAGTATATCAATTCATGCCCACCTGTGCCTACCAAATCGGTGAATGCTACACCGTTACCAAGTCCGGTGATCTGGAAATCAGTGACCAAGCCGACCGTAAGGAAACAGAACGGCTTCTTGCCGAACTGGAGAATCAGGGCTATGCTGTTCCGGACACATCAGAACTGGAATCTAAAGGCTTGACTGTGCAGATGCCAGCTGATTTCTTCACGGAGCATACACTGGGCAATCTCCGGCAGATCTGCGAAAACAAGGCTGCCCTTTTTCAGACTGCTTTTCAAACCGATTCACTGGACATCATTCCATCGGATGAAAAGGTGGAATTTCCGTGGTTCATGGTCGAACAGGACGGTGATGCAGATGCCTACTGCACTTTCATTTCCATGCTCTGCGAATTTGCCAAGAATCAGAGCCGCATCAACCGCAAGCCGGACACCTCCGACAATCCCAAGTACACCATGCGGTGTTTCCTAATTCGTCTGGGAATGGTGGGAGCAGAATTCAAGGCAGCAAGAAAAGTCATTCTTCGGCATCTGTCCGGCAATTCCGCATTCAGAAAGGTTGGTGATACGGATGCAGTTTCCGAGTGAATCATATCTGGAACAGCTGCGAAAAAAGTACCCTGTCGGAACGAAATTACAGCTGATTTCTATGCGAAATGAAAAATATCCAGTTCTTCCCGGAACAGTCGGCGAGGTCACGCATATTGACGATGCGGGCAGCATTCATATGCGGTGGGAGAATGGTTCTTCCCTTGCTCTGATTCCCGAAATCGATAGTTTCCAGATCGTATCCGAGGCAAAAAAATAAGGCGGTACCTCCTCCATTGTACAGTATGTTACCATACAATCGCAAGGATTGCAAGCGTGTATTCTACACAATCTTTTGCCCTCATTTTCTGTAGATTTAGCCACTTGCTATCTCCTCCGTTTAGAGTTAATATGGTTACAACGAAAGGAAAAAAAGCCCGAAATTACGGAGGAAAACATTATGAACGCTAAAACAGAAAGACAGATTGAAAACCTGAAAAAGCAGACCATCGGCGTGGAGATTGAGATGAACCACATCACCAGAGAACGGGCTGCCAGACTTGCCGCCGACCATTTCGGCACAGGCAGATACGAATACACCGCAAGCCGAAACGGATACAGCACCTGGTCAGCTTGGGATGCACAGGGTAGAGAATGGAAATTCCAGAAAGATGTCAGCATTGCAGGATGCGATGCTGAAAAGTGCGAACTGGTCACACCGATTCTGAAATACGAGGACATTGAAACCTTGCAGGAACTGGTCAGAAAGCTTCGCAAAGCCGGAGCAATCAGCCATGCAGGCATTGGAGCCGGGGTACACATTCACATTGGAGCAAATGGACACACACCGCAAACCTTGCGAAACCTCGCCAACCTTATGGCGAGCCATGAACGGCTAATTGCAGATGCCCTGAAAATCGACCAAGGCAGAATGAACCGATATTGCAGAACGGTCAATCCCCAATTCATCGAACAGCTGAACCAGAAAAAGCCTACCAACATGGCACAGTTTGCAGACATCTGGTATACGGCAAACGGGGCAAATTACGGCAGAAATCAGCACTACAATGACAGCCGATACCATATGCTGAACTATCACGCAACTTTTACAAAAGGCACAATTGAATTCCGGTTATTTCAATTCGACAAGCCTGCCAACGGCAGGAAAAACGGACTTCATGCCGGAC